TGCGCCTCCAAACCTTTCGTAAATAAGGGGTTTGAGCATCGTTCGGACAAATCTCTGTACCCCCATGTCAAACGATACACACTCGCCCAGTATCAGCGCCCGACCACGGGGGTCTTGCTGGCCGATAACAGCCGCTGGGGTAAGCCCCAAGTCCATCCCGACAATAACGGGTCGAACCCCATTGTTGATAAAGCGAAGTCTCTCGCGAGCCATATGATAGTCTGGTCTGAAGTACTTATACACCGGCATACCAGCCGAGGACAGACCGTACTCGCCGTCGATGTAAACCCTAATGTACTCCTCACTCCGCCCTTGGGTGTCGTAGTATCCGTCAGGGAGGTTCTCGATGTTCTCCGCCTGAGGACTGCGCCCAGACGGTTGCTTGAATACTGCCCAGCCGTTGTCATTCGGAGATACGCCATCTTTAGGATCCAGTCCTTCCATCTGGTAATACCACCAAGTGTCCATTGTAGGCGGGTTAGTATCCCCCCACATCCCGTGCCACGTAGGCCCGCCGTCCTTAGCCGACGGAAAACGCCCAATACGCTTAGACATCGCGTCCACAATATCGGGGTGGATGTCTCGACACTCGTTAAACCACGCGAATGTCAACTCCAATGAGTTCAGGTTAGCCACATCGTCGGCATCATCCAACGCCCGGAACATAATCTCACACTCTACCTCCCCCACTTTGAAGAAATAGGTCTTGGTAGTCCGCATGTACTCCCCGCAAACTCCCGGCGGGAACCAATCTAGGAAGGTTTTGATGGTAGTGTCCTGCAATTGCCGCGCCGTTTCGCGCACAATAGCCGCCCGCGTCTTGCGGATGCCCTGTGCATTGGGGGTTTGTAGGGATGCCCGCCTCACAATCTCGAACGAACAGGTTACAGACTTGCCCGAACCCACCGGCCCCATCAGAACGCGCATCTTGGCGTTACTTTCCATAAACTTCTTGCCGTTTGGCGGGGGTGTGTAGTTAATATCGAGCGCCATTAGGTCATTCCCTCCACCAGCATGACCACAAACTCGCGTCCGCGCTTCTTATGCTTGGTAATTTTGGTCTTAAAAGACGCCCCAGCCTCTCTTAGCGCGAGCGTAAAGTTATTGTACTCACTGGAAGTCGTAAAGACTGCCGCTTTGAACCCGTCGTAGGTGGAATTAAGCCTGTTCGCTATGCTCAATGGTAGTGACATCAGTACTTTCTGCCTCGATTACCTGCGCTTCGTGGGTCTGCCCACCCAAATTGATCGTAATTTTGACCCCGCCACCCCCGCCGTCGGCAGTTTCTGTGCCTTTCGGCTCCAGTCCAGCCCACTTTACGGTGGATTTTATGAGGTCGGCCTTCACCGCTGGGCTAACAGCCGGGTCGTGAATCAACAAATAGGATGTTGTTAGGAGTTCTTCCGCTTGGGCGCGGGCCTTGAGTTTGAAAGTCAGCCCTTTTTCCTGTACTTCGGTCTGGTAATGCTCCACTTTCTTGAGAAAGATCGGGTCTTTATTGAAGGCGAGCAGGTCTACCGCCGCAATCTTGTGCCGCGTAATAACTTCTTGCAGTGTCTCGCCGCTGCCTTCAAGCATCAGTGCCACATCGAAGGCCAGTCGATCAGACCATTTCGTGTGATACAGGGGTAGGTTGTCCATGAGCCGGAGTATAGAACAACTTACTGTTGTGTCAAGGGGTGGGGCAGGTGTGTTCAACAACCGAATCTCGCGCTGCAAGGATTCTGTGTTCCTGCCCCATAGTGAGATTAGCAGAGTTAGGAAAAGTTCGTAACTTTACACTTGGGTTTTTGGGGTCTTGTTTTAAGAGGTTTACTACATGAGGGGGGGCCATGTCGTTGCCAGTCCATGTCCCCTCCCCCTCGCTCTCGCTCACTCACTCGCGAACCGCGCCCCGCGAACCCTTGATTTGCCTTGATACTTGACAATTTTGTCAAGTCTGTTAGTCTGAAATTGTCGATGCAGAACAACGCAAAGACACCGTTCTTTAACAATCTAATCTCTTGAAAGGAGAACTCAAATGGTTAAATCCATCGAGCGTCCGACCCACGTACGGGTCATCGTAGCCCCCAAAGCGGGATACCTCAAACTTGAGGGATGCAGCGCCGAGGCTTCAGGTACGGTGTTCTCAGTCAGTCAGTCCAAGGAAGTTTACGCTTTCATGGTCAAGAAGGGCAAGGAACTCAAGAAAGAAGTCAAGATCTGGATCCAGTCCGCTGGTGCAAAAACACCAGAGATCAAGTTTAACAAATACGACGGCCACCCTTACATGGCCCTAGTAGGCGACGACAAACCGAGCAAGACTGCGAAAGTAGTCCTGTAAGGTAGCAGTAAAGACCCCGGCCGGGAAACCGGTCGGGTTCCCTAACCCGATCCTCTGGAGAAAACTATGAAAGAGATCAAGCGCAAGACCTTCGTGGTCAAGTACAAGTACGGTTCACAATGGTACGAGTTCCACACCACGACCAAAAACAAAGCCTTCGACTTCATCCTGCGAAAGCAAGATGATCCCCGAATGGGCGTGGCAATAATCAAGACCAAGTAAACCAAGGGAGACCGGGCGAAAGCCCGGCTCCCGAACCGGAGAAAGACCATGAATGAAAACCTGAAGATCTTCCTAGTAGCCTTGGCAGTCTGGCCTGTGTTGTACGTACTGCTAGTGCTGATGATGTCCCTGTAATACCAGCCCGGCGAAAGCCGGGTTTTTTTTCTGCCTTGTTTTTTATAAATAAAAACCCATACGTCGGGGGGATGTAGGCCATAATACCTCATCATATGCTACATAAATGGGGTGAATGGGACTATCTACACTATCTAACTTGACATATGGCCAATCAGACATGTTTTGGATAGCATAACTTGACAGTATGAATGTATAGTTTGTAGGAATACCAAGGGATTATTAGTATGTATGTATAATTATTTTATCTAACTATCTAAACTATCTATGTTTTTTAAAGCAGATCTCCACCAAAAGTTCATTTTCCTACTTTACATGTAAAGTGAGATGTGATAATCCAACTTTTGTAGTGGCTTGTAATCCCAAAAAACATAGATAGTTTAGATAGTTGCATTATTCCCCAATCAAATCAATGACTTACACTATCCGTAAAGTTAGATAGTTCATAGATAATGCTCATCTGACCATAGATAGTTGCCCCTTCTGATGCAACATCAACCTTACAGTCTTACTTTGAAGTGGCGCAACTTGACAACCGCCCCGAAGTCGGCGAGTCTGGGAGTGTCCCCAACGGGATCAGCGTTATGGCATAACACCCATAACTTTACATTAACTTTCATGGAGATTATGAAATGAAAAAACTCAAACCAACCCACATCAATGTCATCTTACGCCCTAAAGCAGGTGATATAGCAATTGAGGGTACATACAACGCTGATGGTACGCCATCATCTGACGGTAAGTTTAGCGTTGATGACGCCAAGGGCATTTATGCTTACATGGTGAAGAAGGGTAAGGAACTTGGTAAGGCTTTACATACTTGGTCACCCAAGGATAATGCCGGTAAGAACCCTGTTGTAAAGTTCAACAAGTATGACAATGCACCATACATTGCATTGGTCAACAACACCGAAGCATCACGCCAACCTTCAGCAGTCAAGGTTGTTCTTTAATCCCGATGGGAGGATAGCAATATCCTCCCTTTTTTCCTTTTGATGGAGACGATCATGGATGATGTACTCGACTTAGTTGATACGATAACTTTACATGAAGCAGGGTTGGAGGATTACTCTCCATCATCTGAATACATGTTTGGCATTGGGGATTCCAATGCTTGTTCGGTCTATTCATACACCACTTGGTTCTATGACGGTGATGAATCAGCCTTCTGTCCCATTTAACTTTACAAAGAGCGGAGCATATGAAGCAGATAGCCAATGCGGATGCAAGATCTTATGTCGGGAATCGTACACCCTTCAAGGGTAGCAACCTATGGGGTGAATGGCGCAATGATTCAGTCTATGTCGTTTACTCATACGGTCAGCACTATCCGATGTGGGTATATGACGGGGAGATTGACCAATGGTATGGCAACCATGACCGATACAGTCGTACAACATCCAAGCATCGTACCCAAACCCAACCCCTGCATGCCGACATCAAGTGGTATGACACCCAAACAATGATTCAACTATCCATTTATGGGTATCGGGGGATGGCAAGCAATCGCATTTTGTATGGAAGGAGAGCGGCATGAGACCAAGATGTAAAGTTTGTAATGAGTTGTTTCCTATGGCACGCAAGAGGTTGGGCTATGACAACTGCACCAAGCATGGTGAGGGTAAGCGTACCTTTACAGTGGCTATCCCATACAGCAAGGGTGCATATCAGTTGATCCATAACCCTGCCGATATGTTTATGACCAACCCAAAGAATGTGAGGACATGACATGAACGCTCCTGATTGGTGGGTTAGGTCGGGTCAAGCGGCAGAAGCGGCACAACAACTGACATGGTTCGTTGTGATTATGTTCGTCGTCATAGGTGTAGTTCTATGGCGGGATTACAAACGGGAAAAGAAGGAGAAAAAGCATGACTAGGATGATGTGGTTTATAGCGATCTTTGCCCTGTTGGGTGCAATCGGAGGGTGGATATTCAGATGAAAAAGCCCATAAAAATCGTGATTGACTTTGTGAT